GTATCTAAAATGCTAGTGTTTGCTATACCAAGTATATGATTGTTTGTACCATCACTAGTTCCAACAAAATAACTATAAGTTTTACCTATTGACGTTATAGTTGTCCCAGAAGGAATATTTAAACCAAGAAGAGAAGTATTAGAACCATCAATAATTCCTTCAGTATTGCCAATACCAGTTACAGTTGAAAAACCACTAATAATATCTCCAGTAAATATTACTCCACCAACAATAGTACTTCCAATTGATATTCCAGTTGCAGCAATCCCAGTTAAAGTTGATCCTGGTGTATATATTAATTCTTCACCATCCTCAAAGAAGTGACGTGTTATATTAATTATTCCATTTTCATTATCTAAAATGCCAGATTTTTTAGGATTGAAAGTTTTTCCAAATATTGGTGTTCTATTCCAATTCATATCAAAATTTAATCTATCTTTTCCAAATATATTGATAGAACCATACTTTGCTATAGAAATATCATTTTTACTTGAACCAACATTTAAAGTATTTGGTACATTAAATTCGTCAAATTCTGCATAAAGAATTTGATCAACAGATTGGATTAATAATGATTCGTTAATAAAATCAGTGTCGGGGTAAAAATACAAGTTAATATCAGTTCCACTATTTACAGCACCAAATGTACCAATACCATTTGATCCAGTTGCAACAAATGGATTTGCAACTAATGATGTATTCGTTTGATCTCCAACCAATGAAACTTCATATAAAGTTATTGTTTCACCTATACCAGAATTTGCTGTAGTTGAAATTCTAATTAGTGATTTTAATGCAGAATCAACAGAAGAATCTAAAGTTTTTATTATTGTATTACCAGTAATAGTATCAAATTTACTTTCTATTCTAGAAGACTTTTCAGTTCCTGGAATTTGATCATCAGATAAGAATCTGTAAGTTCCTATTCCAAGGCCAGTATCTCCAATAGCAACGGTTTTACTCTTTAGTACAATATTATTACCAGAAGTATTTGTAAAATTGAGGAAAATGTTGCCAGAGTCTACATCTAAATTAAAAGTTCCCAAGAAACCTTCAGATAATCCACTTAATTGTGCTTTTGAATCAAAATAATACTCGGAAACTTGGGTATCATTACCATCATAAATTCCAAAAACTTCATAATAATTAAAACTATAATCATCTGTGTTTATGATTAAGTTAGATGATTTTATTGTATGATATGATGCAGATGCTCTAAAAATAGAAGTTACAAAACCAACTGTCGATTCTACAGTTCTTGATTCACTGAATATTCTCATAAATCCGTGATCAGTGACACCAAACCCAACACTCGATTCTAGTCTAAAATAATCTCTGTATACTTTTAAATTATAATTGGTATTGAATGGATCTGTGGGTTTAAATATTAATTGTGGACTTCCAATATTATTAATAACTCCTTCAAAATCACCTAATTTTTCTTGTCCAGTAAAAAGATTGTTTTTGTTTAAAGTATATGTGTTATTAAAATCATTAAGAATAACAACGTCAGATAATTGATACTCTTTTTGAGAGTTAAACTCATTTAGTTCATTAAATATTTGAACTAAGAATTGTGAATAATAATCAGTAACATCATAATTAACTGCTACAAGTGTATCTTCTTTATTAACTTCAGAACTAGAAAAACTATTGCTAATGTCATCTATTTGCAAAACTCTATTAGTCTTACATTCGATAAAATTTGATAACTTTTTATTTCTAAGTTTTACCAATGATGTGGATTTTTCTAAAGAGTCATCATCAACCACCATATCAAAATTTCTTATAGTATCAACCCTAGATTCTTCATTTAAACTTATAACAGTTGATAGTGATGATGTTCCAGCAATTCCAGTAGATGCTGATGAGGTAAATCCAACCTCACCAAAATTTCTAGTTCCAATTGGGTGAGATAATTTTGATAGAGGTTCTATAAATTTGCTATATTCTACATCACTTTTAATAGAATATGATAAGGTTTGGTAGTAATCATTATCTGCCAATGCTTGTGTATCATAATTTAACTTACCAGTATCTTTATACCATCCCAAAGAAGCATTACTTAGAGAATTAAATCTAAATTTGCCACTATAATCAAATGAACCAACAATCAATGCTCTTGAATTTGAAATATTTCCTTGTATAGTATCAAATTTTTCAATATTATTTGTAGATGATACTTTCAATGAGTTAATAAATGTATTTTTGACATTAATATTTTCTGTTACGCCATTTATTGATAATAATTCTCCCTGTTGAAAAGAACTAATAACCTGATTTGTTTCAAAGGTGGGATAGTTATTTTGATTTATACCAGTAGCATATGAAGTTAAATTTTGTGGTATACCAGGATTTGATGTATATTGAGAAATGTCATATTTCAAAACAGCATTGCCAGGATCATTAATAAAATCAGTTACCTCAAAAAATACATATCCATGATCTGAAGAATTATATCCATCTCCAGGTGTAGATTCATTTCCAAATTCATCTACAGATATACCTTTTACAACACCCTCAACAAATACTTTATCACCAGATATGAATGGAGATTCCTGAAATCCAAAAATAGGTGGAGTTCTAACCTTTGCATGTACAATGCCATTTTCTACTGTTGATATTCCAGTAATAACCACACCATTTGTATTATTTGTAGTAAATAATTGGTGTTTAGATGATTTTAAACCATTGGGTGGTGTAATAACCGATATAGCACCAATAGAAGAATTATTCATACCAACTTCCAAGATTCCAGTAGATATTTCTTTTCTGGATAGTGTATCAACTAGAACTATAGATGGTTTCGAAATATAATTTTTTCCACCAAATACGACATTAATATCGGTTATTTCTTCATTGTCACTTAAGAGTAATAATGTATTAAAGTTTGAAGATGGTCTTAATGTTGGATCTGATGCATAATCATAACCATCATTTAATATTTCAATAGAGTTAAATTTTCCAATAGTATCAGTTTCAACACTAATGATTGCATTTGTTCCAGAAACTCTTCCAGAATTTGTAGTATCAATTCCAACAAATCTTGGTAATGAAGAATATCCCGATCCTTTATTGAGAAGATTGATTTTGGATATTGGACCAATTGTATTAAGAGAATTTGTACTGTAACTAATCTCTGCTTGATTTTTTGTATATGATAATGATTCTGGTATAGATGATAAAGATATATCAAATGTAGTTCCAGAAGAGTTGGAAATTACATATTGATCTTTATTGTAAAAGCTGTCAATAAAAATTATCTGATACTTATTTTCATTTTCATTTTCAAAGACGGGTTTTGTATCTTTTAATATGCAGTAATATAATTCTGGAAGATTATTATCATATTTAATATCGACTATCCCATCATTTCCTAGAGAACCACTAACTCTTACATTAAAAGTAGATGTGGTTCCTGTTGAAACATAGGGTTTCGTAAACTGCTTGTCTGAAAAAATATTAAATTCATATCCACTTAGAGTAGAATCTGATAAATCAAATCTTAAAGTTCCATTCTTAATTCCAAGTATTTTTGGATTTATATTACTTATTTCCTGTAAGTTACTACCACTATTTCCTATCGAAATTGTATTGGGTGGATTAGAAATAGAATCTTGATAGGTATTGCAAAGTTTTATTTTACTGCTATCATATCTGTTAATAAAGTATATACCTGTACTTATTCCACCTGATACAAAATTATCGGTTGTGTATAAAATCTCATCTCCAGTTACATAATGATGCGAATCTATGTTAATCGTATTATCATCAGTATTTACTGAAAAAGAAGAAAATCCAATTGGATTAACTATGAGTTTATTAAAATCCTGATTGTATTTAAACAATAATGCTGAAGTAGTTGCAATTCCACCAGTGACGGTATTTGGTACTACTTTCAAGGAAATCAACTCATCATTTAATATATTATGATTTAAATTGGTGGTGATTGTTGATGTTATTTTTGTAGATGTTCCTGTTACATTAGTTTCATCTAATTTTTCAAATTTATAATCATCATAATTTGAATAATTACCCCAAAAAAATAAACCAGATGATGTGGTAGTTAATCCAATTTGAGTAACTATTCCAATATAATCATTTGATTTTTTAATAACAAACAATTCCTGTGTATTGCCACTAAATGGTATTGAAAATTGAGTTCCATTGGACTCGTTAGATACCATCAGGGCACTTGGAGCATCATCATTACTAAGTGTGAAGAGAACTTTATCATTAGTTTCAAATTGATGATTTGGTAAGTATATTGATAACGTTTTTAGTTCTACTTCTCTACTTATATCACCATAGGTTAAAGTTGTGGGAGAATATGAACCATCTTGAGTTCCTATACCAACTACATCATTGGGGTTAAAATTATATGCTTGAGTAAGATTACTTTCAAAATAATCTGAAACTAAATTAAACTCGAATTGTGAAGGTTTAATATTAATACTATCTGATATAGTATGTGCTAATCCTGCAGAATGCCTTCTACATCTCAAAACATTATCTTCACTATAAACGTTTAATATTGTGAAACTTTCACCACCAGTACTTACACTACTACCAATACTAATTGATGATGGGATTGTATCAACTTGCAAATCCACTGTTTCGCCAATTTCGCTAATACTACCACTATCAATACTATTTGTAAGAATAATTGTTTCATTTTCGACAGAAATTTTATGGTTACCGTTTAAAAAATCTGCAGAAGATGTGCTAATACCGCTAATCTCTATTCTATCATTATTAACTAAATCGTGTGATGGTAAAATATATCCTTTTATTGTATTACTATTTTCCCAAGTGAAGGTAACATTTTCGTTCAAAGTATATGTTGTTTGAATATTTTCAATTGTTGCACTATTTTTTACTTCTACAATTTCTGCAGAAACACCACTTCCACCAGTATTAGTTTCATTAAAAATTAAAGTATCACCAACACTATAACCATCTCCTGCATTATCAATTACCAATCTATCAACTGATCCAGATTGTACAGATTTTATATCACATCTTTGTCTAGTTCCAAAATTTTTGGGGATATAATAGTTTGATGAATTTTCTCTATTTACTCTATATGGTGAAGTATTTCGTAATAAATTTGCAGAATCTAAATCATTATTTTGATCTAATGCAAATTGGTTAACTGGTACAGATTTATAAGTATTTCCAACAAAGTATGGAAACTCTGGAACAACTCTAGTTTCTGCAGCAGTTGCAACGTCTAATTTTGTACTTGCAAAATAAGCATAAACTCCATTTGGAAATTCTGGAGTTTTAGTAAATCTACCATTATGTCTATCTAAATCTCCTGCATCTGTAAATTTGTAATCTTCAATAAAAAATCCTGGTGGTAAAATGTTTATGGAAGGTCTATTAACTATATTATCAGAATTTAAAACATATCCTGTTTCTAATCTCTTTATTGAAGATGTAAATGACGTTGGATCTGAATATCCATTTGGACCGTAGATTGGGTTACCATCTTTAGCCCATCCAATTATTACTGAATGATTTGTGTTGGGATTTGGATCACTAAACTCTAATCCTTCTCTATTGGAAAAATAACCATTGACCCCGTATGTTAAAGCATTTTTTTCTTTATTTTCTAAATAAAAATCACCAGGATATCTATAGAAATCATTAACTGTTAAAGATCTTATATTTGGAATAATAAAAGCACCTTGACCAGGTGTAGATATATTGATAGAAGTTGAATTATCATATCCAGTACCACTGTTTATCACAACAACAGAATCTAGTAGACCATCTATAATAACTGCTCTCAGAGTACAACCTAAACCTTTACCAATGACTTCTAGATCTACTGAAGAACTATAATTTTCACCTTTATTTTGGACTTGAACTGATAAAACTTTACCACCAACTATCAGAGGTTTTAATTGTGCACCATTTCCAGTTTTAATTGATACTATTGGTTTAATATTCAAATTTAAAGCAGTTGATCCATATTCAGATCCCTTTTCATAAAGATATGCATCAATAACTTTTCCTCTAACTTTGGGTGTTAGAGTTATTGTAGAAACTATTCCTGTATATTCTGCAATAACTTCAACTGAAATTTGTGGATATGAGAAATTTTGATATCCTTCTCCAAATGAAGATATAGATATATTTTTTCTTTTCTTATAATTTTCTTTTGATTCTTCATTTTCATCACTATCCTTTTCACCACCGTCTGCAAGTTGGAAAGAATTATTATTTATTTTTAATACGTAATATTTTTTAGAAGTATCTAATCCTTCTATGCCAGTTTCACTATACGTATAATTTAGTAAATCACCATCTCTAAATCCATGATTTTCAAATACAAAAGTATTACCAGCAGTGTGAATTCCAGACGGTAGTATATTCAATGATCTATTGGTATAGTCTTCACCCGAATTTACAATTCTAACATACGATAATACCGTAATTGGGTCAAAAACTCTAAATTTGTGAGTTCCATAGTTGTTGATGGTTGTCAAACCAACAGTATTGATTCCGCTCGATAAATCTGAGATGGTATTATATAATCTAATGCTGTTTGGATTGAGAATTTCTGGGAAATAAATACCGCCATCAACTAATCTTCCACCACTATCCAAATTAGACCCATTAAAAGAACCAATACCAATACCTAAATTTTCATTGGAATTATAGACTATTTTTTCTCCACTAGTTAAACCATGACCAATTTTAAAAATAAAACTATCGTTAGCAGGATCCACTGACCCACCAATTTCAATATCTGCAGCATTAAAATCTATTGTTCTATATTGTCTTTTAGTAATAGGTTCAAAAACTGCATTTTTACCATTTCCACCTTTAGCATAAATTGTAATTATTCTAGATACACCAAATTGTTGTGGATCAACAAGAACATCTTGAAAAGATCCAGAAACTACCAAATTCATTTTTGCCGTAGTTCCAACTCCAACATTATAGTTTGGAGAACTTATCTCAGAATCTGGTGGATTGATAACATCATACCCAAATCCTTGATTTGATACATTTAATGAATCTAATGGACCAAAAAATACTTTATCGTCAGATTTGTAGTTAATAACATCGACACCATTCGCTAAAATACCAATTACACCACTTTCAGTTTCATACTCTTTTTCAGATAAACTAAATGATCTTTCTAATGGAATTTTTTTCAGTGAATTAGATGGTTCAATAATCTGACTAGCATGTTGCTCTAAAATAAAAGTATGCGTCCCTAGTTCAATATTTTTATCAAATTTTAAAAAATCTGATACTGGTAAAAATGAAAGTGCTGAATAAAGTCTTATCTTATTTGTTGGTTCTAAAACTTCAACATAAAATATCTCAAAATTTGGCAATTCTGATATAGAATTTTCCGTAGTATAAAAATACTTTACAGCATCTCCAGTTAAAAATGGAACTTCATCATCAAATGATAAAACTGTATATTTTTGTGCACTAAATCCATCAAAAAATAGATTAGCATCTGAAGATGATGTAATTGTCTTGCTAACTTTTTTAACATCTAATGTTATATCTCTAGATGGTAAAGAATTTGATGCAATATACATGTCATCTTCATAACTATATGCATTTTGAACATCAGATAAAACATTTTCATTTCTAATTTGAACTTTTGTACTATTAGCAAAGTTCAAATTTCTTCTTATTGCAATATTTTGTTGTGGTAAAATATCTGGAATTGGTGTGTCTAGAGTTACTATTCTTCCAACAATAGAATTTACCTTTATATTATCTAAAATTGCAGTTTCAGTGTCTTTTAATATAATGGCAACAATTTCATTGTTACCTAAACTATTCGGATCAGGTTCTTCATGAAGAACTATTTCAGCACTTCCGATATTGAAATTAAAAATATCATAACTCGTTTTTACATTATAGTTTAATGCTCCAAAAGAATATTCTTTTATAGTTTTATCTACTATATCAACTCTAACATCATCTCCAAGATCACCAATTTCAACAACATCATTATCGGACAATAAAGTAAAATCATTTATACCATCAATTGAAACAAGAGAACCTATAACAATAAAATCAATTCTTTTTGAAGTATCACCATCTTCAAAACCATATACGGTAGAATCTTTTTGGTAAACATTTTTATTTTGAGAAATGTTATCTACTACGCTAGTGCAATTATAAAATTGGTTAATACTCTTATCTGTATATGTTATTTCATTACCTTCAATTACAATTGTTCCAGAATTTTCAAAACCTATTGTCGAATCTACAGTTATAGTAGTATCGCCAACATTAGTAGGTTCTAATGATTTTGTTTTTGGTGTTATTCTGAAATTGCCATCAATTAAATCATCATCACCATACCCATAAAATAAATGAATTTTATAAACTGTTTTATTATTTTTTGTGGATATGTCTACTTTTGATACTGGACCAGAAAATGATCCATCAAAACTTTTTATTTGTTGACCAACTAATTTAAATGGATCGCCACCATTAGTTAATAAGTCGCAAACAACAATTTTTCTACGAAGATATTCAGCATCTGATGGTTTTATTAAATAATCTTCTGGATTTATAATTTTTGGATTGGTATCATATAATATTTTAAATAATATCCTAATGGATTCTTCAGTTCCTTTTGATTGATAAAATGATTTTACATTAGATATGAATGTGTTTGTGTTTAACTCATTTGTAAAATCAAATTCTTCAAACCCAGGAGTATAAATTTGTTTTAATTTTTTGAAAAAGTTTTCTAAAAATAATAAATTTAAATTTTTGACTGATGATCCTGAGGTATGTGCTGCTGAATTTGTTGAGGAAAAAACTAATTCTTCAGGATTATCAATTGCTTCTAATTCAGTTATTCCAGAAAATCCACGTATACATCCAGTCAGACTATTCCCATCAATACCAGTATATGTTATTACTTCATCATCAATTTGCAACAACCCATAAGATTTTGGAAATCCTCTTGTTGTTGATAATGTAATAGTACTATCAGAAGATGATATATCTGCAGATATTGTAATGTTATTGTTATATAATTTTTCGTTCAAATAGTGAAAACTTAGATATTGGTCTAAGTTTTCGATAATGTCTACTGGACCACCTTCAAATTCTTGTGAAATATAGTATTGCTTCAAAAATTCGGAAAATTTTGGATTTTCATCCAAAATAAATTCTGGTATTTGATTACTAACAATTTCGTTTATTTTAATCCTATTTTCAAAACTTGTCGATATCATATTACCTCGTTATTTTGCCGTTTGAATAACTTGAAGATATTGGAAAATCTACTCCCGACACTTGTTCACCAGAAACAATACTATCTCTTAGCATATTTATGCTGTTTGTTGATGTATTAATATCGAAAATAACATAAAGATCTTTTAAACCTATAACATCATTAGACTCTGGATAAGATTGAATTTCAACGATACCGTTTGGAACTTGTGTTGATGTTATTTTTAATGTGTTAATTATTATTGCTCCAGTTTTATAGTTTACTGTTCCAACAGATTTTTTAACAATTTCAAATAAATCTTGTTCTTCTAAGGGTTTTACAATTGCTAATTGACCAATATCTGATGAATCGGCAACATCAACAAAGAAACATGTACTAGTTTCACTTTCAATAGTAAATCCAGTACTTTTTATATTATACTTACCAATTTCTTTATGAAATTCATTACCAAAACATAATTCGTATTGTGCAAAATTATTTAATGCACAATTCAAATTTCTTCTCATTTTAACTTTGGTTATATTTGAAGTAATAGCACTATCGACGTTATCAATCAATTGAACTGCTTTACTATATCTAAATCTTCCAGAAGAATTTGCTGATTGAATAGATTTGCCATATTTGTCAAGAGTTGTTATAATTTTTTCTTTTATAGAATTTGGGTTTGAAACTCTATTAGGATTATAGTAAACTGATGTATCAATCTCAACATAAAGAACCTTCAGATCTGTAATATGGTGGTTAATTCCTATAACACCATATTTTTTTATTTTTTTAAGTATATCTTGTTTAGTAAAATCTGATAGACGGTATGAATCTTTTGGTTTTATACTTATAAAGACATTACCAAACTGTGGTGGTGATAAAACTTCTCCCCCAATCACAGTAACCGCTTCCGTATTAGGATAAACATATTTAATTATAGATTCATAATCAACAGATGTTACTGCTCTATATTGTGATGAATATAATCTTGGTGCGAAATATTTGATTGAATCAAGACTTTCAATTTCTTCACCACCAGAAGCATTTGCACTAGTTGTAACTGAAATTGGTGTAAATGGTGTTATTAGTTGATCTTCATTATTTGCCAATACACCAGCAAATGTAAATAATGCTGCACCATTTCCAGTAGCACCATCAGTTACAATATAACTTATTTCTACATTACTACCATTATCTAATTTTTTACCAAGAATACCATCTCCAAATACCACTTCATATCTACTATTTTCAATTTCTTGTATTAAGAATATTCTAGAATTTTTATCAATTTCAATAATATTATCAACTACATTATATACGATGTTATCAACTTTAACTCTTATTGTATCAGTATCAATATTGGGATTATCTAAAATAAATTTTTGCGTTTCTTCTACAATATTGGAAAAAGATCTTTTAACTACAGTTCCTTGAAATATATCAATATTCGTAAAAGATGCTGTTGATTCTCCCTGTGGTACAGTTGCAACTAAATTATCTGGAATTGAGAAAGTGTATGAAGTATTTTCTGTTGCTCCAACACACACTAATCCAGATTTTAAAATAACTTGAGTTGGTGATGTTACATCAGATTCAAAATCAACATCAAATGATATTGTTGCTTTTGCTGAGGTTTTTGATCTTGGAACGTAACCAACGTTTCTTGCTAACGAAACAACATTTTCTCTAACTGTTGCCGAGTCTAAAAAAGACTCATTGGCAATCATATTAGCATTAAATGCTGTAATGTATGTATTATATGCTAATACATCAACTAGTATGGATAAATTAGATCCTTCAAAATCAAAATCCGTAAAATTAGAATTTGATCTCAAATAATCTTTTAAAGAGACCTTTAGTTGGTCAAAATCTAGATTTGCAAACTTTGTAAAAGGCATTTTTTTATCTTGTTGCCTCTAAAAGGTATGAGAATTGTTGTGTTTCTGTTTGACCAACAATAGTAAAGTATATATTTATTTCAAATGCGTTATTATTTGAATCTGGAGTTACTTCAACTTGAGTATCTTCAACTCTAGGTTCATAATTTGTGATTGCAACTTTAATATAATCCTGTAATAATGAGGCAGTACCAAAATCAATAAATTCAAATAATGTTGGTTTAACATCTGATCCAAATGAAAGATTAAAAAACCTCTCATTTGGAGTAGTTTGTATAATATTTTTTATAGAGCGTTTGATCGCAGTTTCATTCAACAGTACAGATATATCTTTTGTAACTGGATGCATATCAAAAGATAAGTTAATATCTTTGAATGAAGTTGATATTCTTTCTGTTGGCATTAATCTAATAGATCGTACTCTTTTTTTTTATTTATATCACTCTTCAAGTAAATTTTCTTTTTTATGATCTACATTATCATGCATAACTTCTTGAATGCAATATTCTTCCACACAATCATTTGTTTTTTTAGGTAATGACCAGTAATCTGTGGTCAAACTTGTAGTACCCCACATTTTCTTCATATAATTTTTGTTTCTATCAACTGGTGAATTGCCCATGTTACTCCTGTTTTAGTTATAAACAGAACTTTTTGAGGGGTTTCTATCCCTACTTGTGATATTTATTATGAATCTAAAGAAGGTAGATTGGCAATCAAACAAGTCATATTTTATCTGCCCTGTCCTCTATAACGCTTTCGTGCTTTGTTACGAGACGAAGCAGCATATTTTGTATGTTGCCCACTTCCTTGACGCGACTTTTTCGGCCGCGCCTCAACAAAACCACCACCTTTATGCATTGCCATAATACTTAGTCTCCGTTAATAAATTCAGTCTTTAGTTCGTCTGGACTTGGAGAGTTATGCTCGTAAAATTTTTGAGCATAATCCTCCATGATATTGAAATATTCTTCCTCAGTAAGATCCGCATGAATTACTTCACCTTTTTTAAGGATATTATACTTCTCGTTAGTCATTCAAATAACCCTTGTTTTTTCGTGCCCAACTCTGATATTTGGATCACACCAAATCTCAAATCCTGCTGCAATTGCATCTAAACAGAAAGATACATCCTCTCCACACATGTCTTGTACTTCGCCAGATTCAAAAACTTGCATCTTCGGAGCAAACCATGGATATTTGATTTCTTTGTGCTCAAATACACCGTTCTTAATCAAAAGCCATCCAAATCCTGCATAGTCTACAGTAAATGGTTTCTTACGCTTCTGAATACTATCGATAGTTTCATGATTCATTACTCCACCATTACTTCGGAAGTCTTCTTCTTCCATCCAGTGTGCAACAGATGTTGTATGCCCATCTTCTGTACAATACCATCCACTTGCAATCTCCTTGTCCATTAAAATAAGTTGCAAAAGTTTTTGAGTATTGAAAACAATATCACTATCAATCCATAATTGATAATCATAATTTAGTTTTCCGTCCCATGGAATTTGATCTGGTCCACGTAGTACATTCGCACCTAGGCACTTGCATCGCGCAAAGTTTACCATAGAACTATAATCTTGTGAAATCTGAATTCTTGCTCCGATTTGTACAAGATCAAAACACATCTGTACAAAGTTTTTCAGATATGTATAAGAAACGCTTCTACCTGGAAGACAAAATACAATCGATTTCCCCTTCAACATTTCTTTTGCTTTATCATAATCATACTCTGGTTCTGTGGGAGATGATTTTGTTGGTGTCTTTGCTTTTACAGTAAATCCTTTAGCCATAATGGAAATAATTTTACATCAGTATCATACAATAATTATGTATAAATGTCAATCGCCCTTATATTCTGATACGACGATTTCATTACCCTCTACCTTTAAATTTAATACAGTATCTTCATACCACCCAAATTCATTTAAAATCCACTCTGGAATTTGCATAGTATACTCCCCAGTAACAGCATCAACACTAATAGATGATGTTTCCTTTTCCGTATTCTTTTTCATACTATAACTTCTCTTAACATTTTATATAGTATTTGTAAATATTTGAATTTAATCCCATGGGAGATTATTTTTTTGCGAAAAAAAATTTGGATTTCAATGTATTATTGTTCTCGCTTGGGTAACACTTTATAGATTAGGGGATCCATGGCGTTTTAGCCACGCGCCCCGCGCCACGAACCCCCCACGCGGGGGGCCCTGCTGTGGTCACGAACGAATGGGCACTGCCTCAGCGCACATCATCCAACGCCGTTGATGTGGTGCTCTGATTAACGGAGCGGGAACCTGCGCCAGTACGAACGCGGGAGGATCCTCCTTTGATTCGGTTTGCCCAACGATTGGCGCTAGCACCATGGGCAACGGGCAGGTGGGTAACCTTAAATTGAATGCCGTCGATGGTTGCAGTTTTCATGGGGTTGTTTCGCTTGGTTGTATTGTACAGGATCTGAGGCATTAATGCAACCCTCAGGCAAGGGCATAATTGTTAATCCATGCCCCTGCGCTCTGCTTCAGATTCATGAGGAGGCGCAGCATATCGCGGCGGCGCACGGTGTGGGCGCTGTAGTGCCCTGATTGCCAAAATACCATGGCGCGGCGGCGAAAGGGATAAAGGCGAATCTGTTCAGAGGCGCTAGATTGGGGGGTGGCGATGATGAGGCAGGTGTTAAGCATTTGAGGGGGGGGTTGCGCTTAGTGCTATTGTATCACGGAAAGGGGTTAACCTCTCAAAGATCCCAGATCATTTCATTCATTTCATCAGCATCGATGCTGGGGTCCATCCATCTCACGCCGTCTGGTGTGATTTGTCCATAGATGTTCTCAAGCATGGGGATGAGTTCATCATATGAAGTAGCACGACGGGCGAGTGAATACATGCCCTCATCATTGCCCAACCACAGTGCCGCATTCCAAGTCTCATAGTTTGCCCAACCATTCATGCTGTGTCCTGTGCGTTTGTTCTTTTAAATTCTAGTCGATGCCCTAGGGGTCTGCCCTTAGGGTTGTGACAGTGTGGTGACTGGATTAGAAATCGATTGGGTTGAGGGTTGGGTCGTAACTAGGACGCTGACCAGGTTTGTCATCACTATCCCCCAAAACAATAGTGTCAAGAATTCGGAGAATTTCGCTACCCGTAGAACCCTAGCGAAGGAGCGAAATGAGAACATTGCGGGTCATTTTGAAAAAAAAGGTATAAAGAAAGAGGGGAGGATTAATCCCCTCTAAGTGTTATCAGGCAAGGCGCATTCCGTTGCGGAACTTTACTGTCTGCATTTCGTCAAATGTTTCATTGAAGACGCGAACAAACCAGGTCCAATTCTTTTGAAATACCTGCTCATTCTTTGTTCCGCATCTATATCCAAATTCATTAAGAAGTGCATTTAAGCGGGATTTTGTGGTCTTTGATTGTTTGCCACCATCATAAAGTTTCATTGAATCTTCATCAACCTCAGCAATCAAGTTGCCGTGTAGGTAGACCTTTGAGATACCATCTTCAAGTGTGACGCATGTGTTCGCCGAAGTCCAGTTCGTGTTATCTTTGATTGCTTGGATCATCTGGGTTTCAATTTTACGCATGAGAGGCAGGTAGAAGGAGTTCAGAGGTGTGGTAAGGTGGCGTCCCCTCCACTCCTATAAGATACACGATATCGGGGGTCTGTGCCGTATGCTTGTGCCAGTTTACCAACTT